CCATCTTTCTTAACATAAGGAGTTACTAATTTATCATCTATCCATTTAGGTTTAAATACTTTATGAACTTCTTCCTCTACTTCATTCATTCTTTTATAAAGCTTTGAAAGAAGGTTGTTTGCTTTAGGTTCATCAAATAGAAATCCATTTTGTTCTTGCTCTTTTAAAATTAAACTAACACCATGTTCAAGATTAACACACTCTTTAGTAAAACCTGTTGCTTCTTCTTTAAGTTTGTGATAGGTCATAGTATTAAGCTGAACATCACGAACACAATACTTTAACATCTCTGGTGAGTATTTATTATATTCAGTGAAATCGTCTTTAGGATAGTTCAATCTATAACCCCACATCTCTAAGCTGTGTCCACCTTCTCGCACAGGATTAAGCAGACGAGACAAGACAAGAGTATCAACTATTTTTTTATCGCTTAGATCAACTCCTAAAATCTTTTTTATTATAGGTATGTCAAACCCTATGATGTTGTGTCCTATAAGCTTGTCTGCTGACTGAAGCAACTCAAGACCTGACTCTAATTGGTGAGGAGCAAACCGAAAAAGTTCATTAGAATCAAGATCTTGAGCGCAAATACACCAGACTTTAGTAGCCTTGAGGTCATCTGTTTCTATGTCAAATACTAGGCTACGCATAATCATCAAACTCTATGTCACTGCTTCCATCGTCTTCGTAATCTTCAGCAGGTATTTCATTTAGGCGACCTGTTTTTTTATCGTAAAGCAAACGATCAGCTAATCCCACATCTCCTGTGTATCTAGACTTCAATACTCTTAGAACTGTTGTTCTTGCTTCTTCAGGATCATCTGATTGTTGGTTTCGTTCTAAGGCTATAACACAATCACTCAACTGTGCTATGGATTGACTGCCACGCAGATGACTAAGATTAACTTGGATACCATCTTCGTGTCCTTTGTTGCCAACAACTCGTCTAAGATGTGACACCAAAACTAAACCAGCACCAGTTTCTTCTACGATACTTCTGAGCCTAGTCATAATTGCATCAATAGCTCTACGCTCATCTCCCTCGTGGACTGCACTAACTAGCATGTGTAAATGATCTACGACCACCCACTTACAACCACAACCTACGATCATGTATCTAAGTTTAGAAAAGATTTCTTCGATAGAGTTAGTGCCGAAGTGTGCATGTATCCATACTCTGTTTTTATTCTCTCCGCTATAAAGAATATCAAAGAATTTATCTATCTCTTCTTTGGAAAACTCTTCTAAGACTTGATCAATATATAGTCTTGCGTTAGCTTCGATAGATAAGATACCACTGATAGTTCTGTTAGGATCTTCTTCTAGGGATATGATACCTACATTATCGTCTGTTTCTTTTATAAGCCAGTGTTCTAGTTCACGAGTGACACTAGACTTACCTAGTCCTGTGCCACCTGTGAGAGTTACAAGTTCTCCTTGTCTCAAGCCATAGAGTTTCTTGTTCAGTCCTGTATAAGGATAAGGAACACTCTTCTTCTTTTCTCTGTTGAAGAACTTTAATTTGTAATCTGATACATTTATGACACCTGCTGGTGTATATGTTTTAGCTGCCCACCAAACTTGATTGAACAGGTTGCCTTTGCTTGCAAACAACATATCATTAGGATCGTTGAACTGTTCAGGCAAAGTCATTATCTTTGCTTTGCTTGGAGTAAATAGACGAGCAACCTTGCGAGAAGCTTCTCTGCCAGCCTTGTCATTATCAAAGCAAACTACTACGTTGTCAAAGCTTTCTAAAAACTCTAGGCTTTCTTTAACATCTTTGACTGCGCCTGAAGCACCTCTCTTGATAGAGACTACTGCCCATTTAGAGCCAAGCATTTCGTAAGCAGCCATAGCATCACATTCACCCTCGACAAGTGTAATATACTTTCCGCCTTTACTAAACAGTTGTTCTCCAAACAATCCACTGTCAGCAAAAGAACCATTGACTATAAATTTCTTAGCTACTCCATCTTGGCTTTTGTATCTGACCTTAGTAGCTACTAGCTGATTGCCAACATAATAAGGATAGATTTGTTCNNTTGTGCTTTCAANAACCTTGACACCATACTTGATAGCTGTCTGCTTAGAGATCTTTCTGTCGGTTAGTTCTTTGAAGATTCCGTTCTTAGGAACTCTAAGCTTATTTTTATGGTCTTTTATATTAGATACTTGTTGCTGTTGCTGTTGTTGTGGAGTGTTCTCACTTGCTTTATCATAATCAGAGAAATGTGCCTCGCAACTAAAGCAATGTGCTGATCCGTCTTTGTTCTTAGCTACTGGATCTGATCCACCACATTTAGGACAAGGCAGTTTGTATTCATCCCAGTTTGATTTGGTATGATCTGTCATGTTCATTGATACTCCTCTTTTAAGTATTGATTTATTAAACTAAAACATATTAGGCATTGTTCATAGGATGTTTATACTCATCCCCCTAGGAATAATTTTCATCGGTTTTCTCTGGATCGCCTGTCGTTAATTCAGTCGGCATTTAACTTCCGAACCTATGTTTATTTTATGGCTAGTTTTTTTATGCTCTTGGAAAAACTAACAAAACCTCAATTATAATACGGCTCTGTGTTTATAAGGTCTATTGTTTTAAATACTTTGGCACAACATTCAATGCCCGACCTAACAGGAAATATTTAAGTGTCTTCCTCTTCGTTGACACACCGCTTATGCTATAATGATTAGTGGCTTTCATATAGAAGTGGTCGCCTAATCATTTTCTATCGGAAAAGCATCAGTCTCTTCGATGCTTGGCTCACCTTCATCATCAGCATTAACGATACCAACAATGCTGTTAGTAAAAGAAGCTAGTCCTGCGTTGACTTCTTCCAAGTCTAGAACAAGATTAACTTTCTTCTGGTTCAGACGTTGTATCCTACCAAAGATAGCTTGACCATCTTCAGGTAAGTCTTCAACGTATATTTGAACATCATCAATAGTGATATAGGGTTTTTGTTGCTGAGTTTCTTCATTCATTTTTTAGTTACCTCTGTTGTTATTAAAATTCATCGTCATCAAAATCACTGTCACTGCCTGTAAACTCTACGAGATTAAGAACTTTGACTTTCACTAAGTCAAGTCCTTTGTAGTGTCCAAACTCGTTGTCCACTTCCCATGCTCTATACTTAACTGAAACAGTTGAGCCATTTCCTACCATGTCTTCAGTAGGCTCTCCGTTCTTGTCATAAAGTCTAGGCTTAACATTAGGTGTGCCATCTTTTCTACGATTAACTTTGCGTTTAATCAGCACTGCTCTACCATCGTAGTGATCAGAAGTTTTAGGAGATCCATCTCTTTTCATGGCAGTGCCATTGATAGTTGGAAATCCATTAGCTTCAAACTCATCTGCTGTTGTATCGTCTAACACTACTTCGATTTGATAGATAGGTTCAAAGGTTGTGTTTGGAACTGTGATACTTGCCCAGTAAGCTGTGCCAGTCACTTGTTGTATGTCTTGATTCATGTTATATATTTATCCTCTCTCTTTTTAGTTACTATTGTTTTAAAAGTTATGCTCGATTATACCACATCCTTGAATAGATTGCAAGCATTTTTTTCTTTTTGTTGGGTAAAAAAATAAATAAAGAAAAGGAAGTTATTTATTCTAGTAAAGACGTTGGTTTTTTTCGAGCCTTTAGAAAAACCAACTTGAAAAACTAACCTGTTCAGGACAGAGTGGATCTTACCTAGTTGTTGTTGAAAAAAACTAAGAAAGAAAGTGGCAAGAGTCCACTGATTCTTGTAGTTGTTCCTTTTTATTTTATTATTATAATTACTCATCTACTATTATAAGACCTTATTAAGATCTTGTCAAGTTTTATTTTTGTAGTCGTGTGTTCAACTGCATCTGCGCAAACCTTGTAGAGGGTTTTGAACCCTCGAAGATATAAGTTGTGCCTCATATCAGCATCATTACTTAGTTTTCTAGTCAACTTTATTTCTTGATACTTTCTTTGACCGCTTGAATATACAAGTCAATGCAATCAAACACACTCCTACTCGTTCTTGAAGAATTTGTCAGTATAGAACTCGGTAGTCTATTCATACTCTCATCGCATTTTACCTTTCTTCTAGGCGCATTAGGCATAACTTACTAATGCTCAAGTTTAAACTATCGTGTGGTCAAGTATCCTAGAAAGGCTTCTTTGTCTAGGCATTTGTATACTACCTGCGCTACTCGACCACACTAAATGATTAGCGTAGTACTCGGTTTAGTTCTCATCCTACTTTCATCTATAACCTTTTAGCTTTGAAAGGTTTTTATAATAGCTCGTGAGTCTAATCATTTTTAAACTGTCGTGTGATTAGGGTTAGAGGTTGCCTATTTTTATTCTAACCTTAGTATACTGCAACACCTAATCACACTTTAAACTTTGTCAAGGTTTTTCTACGCAACTGCTCAAAGGCAAGTGTATATACATACTTATTAGTAGTGATACTAAACCCATCATAAGCCACTACTTGTTCTTCATCTGTCTTTTCAAAATGTTTTATGAGATGTTCTAAGCTACCCCATTTCTTCTTTAAGATAGGATCATTCATACTAAGCTCGTTAAGAGGTCTAGCACTTAGGATAGATTTAATATAATCATTTATGATCTTGTTAAGATCTTTTCTTGATATTAATTTCTTTCCTTTTGTGTTGTAGTATTTTTGACCTAAGTTTAATCTTTGTTTATCATCTAATACTATTGGTATATTTGTTTTCATAATTATTATTATTATTATTAGTAAGGTGTTTTGTTTAGATCTTATTAAGGTGATTATATCATAAATCAAATCCAAAGTCAATACCCTAAGTTAAATTTAATTGTTGTTTCAAAACAACACACCCTCAAACTTATCTTCAATATATTCAGATAAACTTACTATATTATTATTCTCGTTCATAATAATACCATTCATCTTTTGATTAAGTTCTTGAGCATCTTCTAGGTCATAAAGCATACCACTAAAGTAATATAGATCGTCTTTATCGTTGTAGTCATCGTCATTAAATTCGTAAGTCATTTTGTTGTGTCTCCTTCTTTATGTATGTCAGTTAATACAGTATCAATATAACTATCTAACGCCATTTTGTTTTTTGCATTTACTTCTGTAGAATTTATTTCCTTTAATAAAACTCTAGCTTGTTCGATAGCATAATCAATAGCTTCTAAACTTGCTTGCTTCTCGTGTAA